ATGCCTTGAATTCTCCTCAAGATAATTTAAAAAAAACTGCGACTCTTCTTTCCAATCAATCTTTTTCTTTTTTGCCCATCTAAATTTTTTATTTTTCCAATCAAAAAATTCGCCAGTTTGTAATTTGTGCCAACTATCTAACGGATTATATTTGCAAATAAAAACTGCTGTTAATAAAGCGCCAGGCTGTTCAAGATTGTCCCTTGATATATTTAATCTTTTTAAAAGAAAATAATGTCCGAGCGTGAACGGTTTTAATTGTTCCAGTAAAATTATGTAAGGTTCTGGAAATAATTGTTGATCAATATTAGCCACATTATAAACTTATATTTGGATATTTTGTTAATTCTAATGTTATTCTTGTTTCTCCGTCGTTACTTTCTTCTTTTGTGGCGTCCTCGACAATCCAATCGCCAGCAAGGTCAGCATCCGTTGCATCTGTGATTGTAACTTTTGAGCCAATCGCTGGTAATTTTATTGTATTTGATATACTATTTGTTTGATCTCCTAATGGGATTGCTTCGAATGAAATCTTATAAACGTTATCATAATAAATAACGGTTTTTGTTTCGCCATCAGCGCCTGCGATTTGCTTAGTTTTAGCTGTTCTTTGGACACGGACTCGCTGCGGATTAAATACGGCAAGGCATGTCTGGTTATTATCAAATGCTAAACCAGAAGTGCCAATGCCCCATTTAACTGTTGCACCTTTTATAGTAGCCATACTAACTTAATTTATTTATTATTTATATTTTTTCAACTTAATTTGGTTTAAATCCGTTAGCAATATTCTGCAAACGGCGTTTAACTTCATTTCTTGTATAATAGGCTTGTATCAAAAATGCATTTCTTAATGCTTGTTCACCAACAACTGAAGCATAGTTTGCTTCATTTATAATAACACTATAAGGATTTTCCATATAAGATTTAGCTTCAATATATCCACCATAAACCTTATATACTTTTGCTGCATCCTTAACTCTTGTTGCTAAAAATTTTTCGATCGCCCATTTCCAACCTGTTCTAATGTATCCGCAAGCACTTAAAATCCTATTAAGGACGCCAGTAATTTCTTTTAATGTCTGCATTTTTTCTGGTGTCCCTTTTTTCGGAAAAACTTTACGCCACCTTTCAAGTAAGTCAGGGCGTCTTGTAAAAGCAACATAAAATCCTAACTTTGAAGGACAATACTTATCATTATATTTGATATGAATTTTGTTTTTAGTTTGTTTTATTATATGTGCTGGTACAAAGTATTGACTTTTAAGCCTCTGATAGTTGGCTCTCGGAGTCATTGCGTAAGCGTGTCTTGCTATATATCCCGCTTCTTTATTCAAAACCTCAGGCAAGGTTCGTGAAGTAACTTTCATGAAATCCTTCACTGCATTCTGCCAAGTATTGACTTCCCAATGTATGCTTGCTTTAAACATTTGATATCGTAAAATGTAAATTAATTACAGACGCCTTGCCATTCTCATTGTAAATATTTCTTATTTTAAAACCATTAAATGAATAAATTTTAAATGAGTAAGTTTGACTTTGCGCTATATTATTTAAGTTAGATATTAAATCCGAATTATAAATAACTTCTCTTATATTTTTTATTTGATTAACATATTCTGTTGTTTCAAATTTTGTCATAACTGATATATTAACATCGACTGCCCAAAGTCCGACTTTAGTTATATCTTTTTCTTCAATATTTTCTGCGGTAATTAATATTAGATTTTCTGGTAACTCTTCAATTGTAAAATAATTACCTGTATAAATAGGCCAAGTATTTACAATTTTATCTTGAATATATTGCTTGATTGCTTGTTCTATTTCAAAATCAAAAACCATTTTATCTTGGTCTAACTACTTTAAGTGCTGCTTCGATATAAACTAATGGATTACTTTTACTCGATGCAATTCTTACTATATAATACTCTTTATTTTCAAAGATAATTACGTCATTAATTTTAGGAAAATCACCGTTTAAAAATTGAGAGGCGGACAATGTTAATCTTATTGTATAAGATTTCCACTGCCCGCCTTCCAACAAGTCACTATCGTTTATTACCTTTGGCGCACCAAATACATTATATTCTTTATTGCGCCATGTAATTTTAACGTTATTACTTTTAGCTACGTCATCGAATATTTTGAATATTTGTTCATTCACGAGTCAATTATTATGCCCACTGAGTATTAATCAGTCTTCCTGCATAAGTATTAATAACCTTTTCGCAAGTATTTTGTCTTACACGGATGACATTGCATCGCCTTTGTTCATCGCGATAGGTTTCAGTTACAACAAATCCACCTTCAGCATTCCAGACTAACGTTGCGCATGCACCGACATCTTCAATAAGTGTCGCATTAGGATTCACATATCCTACCCAAATATATGAATTACTCCATATATTAGTTAGGGATGGATTTTGTCCCTTCTTTGCCGAATTGTATTTGTTCCGTCCTATAAGCACTCTTTCGATACCATAATCGGCAAATGCTTGCGCTAAGTTAACAGAATTAATTTTTAGTGTCGCATCATTCGGTAGTGCGCCACGAATAAATGCCTGCAACTTAGCGCTTCTGGATATTCTTGATAGCACTTGCTGGCTAAGGACAATGGTATTCGGTACTACTCCATAACCGTTTAATGCATCGATAGCATTTAATATATCCGCTGGAAAATCTATCGTTGCTAAGTTCGCTTCAGTATAAGCAACGGTAGAGTTCGACGAGCTAAAATTACTGGTATTCTGAATTAAAGACGCAACACGATATTCATGGTCAAGCAAGATATTTCGCAATGTCCATCTTGCGACGGACACTTCATAATCGAAAAATCTTGCTAAGTCCTTCGCGTCAATATCATCAATGGCATCTTCAAGTCCCCTGTCAACGGTTTCATAAGTATCAGTCGTGTAAGATCGAATAACTCTGTTATATGTTCCAGCGCGACTTCTAACCGTTGCCCCTGGAGTTTGAAGTTCAGCATTGGCCATTGTTACTTTGGGATAAATCCCAGCCTTTGCTGTCACCATTATCGGAGGCGCAACATCTACTCCGATCGAAAAATCGTTTTTTGTATAGACTTCTTCGACTACTGCCTGTAAATCAGCCCTAATAATTGTACCTGATGATGGGTATAACATAGATCAATTACGCTCCTTTCATTATTTGTGCTGCGGTTATTTTGTCCCCAGCCGCTGTGGCTGGTTCAAGCGCAACAAGATTCAGCGCTGTTGTCCCTGAAGCCGCTACTTGTCCGCTGGCGGCTGGATACAATTGCGCCCCAGCGCTGATAGCGCCACTGGCAATAACCAAAAACGTCCCTGGCGCACTGAACAATTTTACCGTCCCATATCCGCCCGCTGGAATGGTTTCATATGCAACGCCGATTGCTGCGTCCGTTGCCCCAGCGACGTCAATAGTGTTGACGCCTGTAACTTTAACTCTCGCACCTTCATTTATAGTGCTGCTTCCGCCATTTAAAAAAGTTAGGAAGCCGATTTCATTTTGACTTGCTCTCATAGTTGTTTATCCTTTTAAAATGGTTTAGGGTTTTCAGTCCATACCTTGTAAAGGTCTGGACGTTCATTTATCGCTGTTCTAATGGCATTCGCCTTTGTTAAATTGCGCTCAGCCATGATTTTCTTAACATAACTTGCAAAGGTCTCTTCTTTATTGCTATCATTAATGCCATTAATAGGGATATTAGTTACTGGCATCGTAAGTCCTGTCCCGGCAAATGTTTTCGCAATTGTTTGGCTTGCGGTCTTTTCTACTTCAATTAGAAAATCAGCAAGCATCTGTTTGATTTTGTTTTCCAAATCATTCATTTTATTTTGCTGTTGTTTTAGGTTTTCTATCTCAGACCTTAAACTGGATTCTGTTTTTGAGAATGAATCCAGTGCGTTTTTAACTTCGGCCTTGAGTGTTTCAAAGCCAGCAATAATATTTTCATGATTTTCCATAAGATTATTTATTGCCTTTAATGCTTCTTGTGGGTCTTTAGCATTTAACTTATCTATTAAATTTTTATCTAACTTGACTATCATATTTAGTAGAATATAATACTCAACTTATTAATAAGTCAATACTCAAAATTACATCATCGATTAAATTATTTTTAAATGCATCACTGCCAAGCATTACCTTGCCATCAAGGACATAGTCATTTAATGTAATATTTCTCCCACGCTGGACAGCATTTATAAATTCTGAAAAATATTTATCTTGAATAGATTTTAAATAATTTAATTGAGTTTCATTTACTTTGCCAATACCAATCGCTTTTAATTCGCCAGTTTTTAAAACATATCTATCAATGCCATTAATTTCTAACGCCCTGCTAATATCATCAACTATTGTTAAAACACCGATTGATCCGATCAGACTTGATCGAGTAGAAAATATTGCGGCAGTTTGGGACGCAATCCAATAAGCACCAGAAGCGCCTAAGTTATCAATAAACGAGATAATAGGGATATTACTATTTTTAACTATCTCGTATAATTGGTCACTAACTTCTGGTAATCCAGTCGCTTCACCTCCAGGAGAAGTTATTTTTAATATTATGCCATTTAAATTACTATTAGATAATTCTTTAACTGTATTGACTATTGACTTGCTATTAATCCCACCAAGCATTAAGTCAATAATATCAGGTTGACTTAATAATACGCCATTTATATTAACTATTGCCCAATCATTTATAACTTCGAATGGCAATAACTCATCTTCTTGCGGCTTATCAATATTAAAACTTTGCGAAGTAAACTTTTCGCGCAGTTTTAAATATTCAATTAAACTATTCGGTTCGATTGCCCAGATTTTTTTAGCACTCATAATTTATAAATTTGTTCAGGATTTAATCCATATTTATTAGCTAATTCTTTAGCGTAAGCAATCTCTCTCGCTCGTTGTTCCATAACTTCATAAATATTAATCCCACGCTCTTTGCATATCTCAGCGCCAGTTAAAAGCCCAGCATTCCATTCATTTAGATTTGCTTGACTTTCCCGTCCAACGTCTATAGTAGGTAAGTCAGGTCTTTGTATTAAGAAATTATAAAATTCTTTATTAAACGGTAATACACCATCGTCCATTGCAACACTAACACACCAACTAACTAATGGACGCATTAATTTATGTTCAATATTATACCAAACATTTCTAAATGTCCTTTCCGCTTGCTTGCTAACCATTCTAACCGCAGGTCCTGATAATTTACTCATATCCCATACAAATTCCGATGGCAAATCAAGCGATACTGCGATATCTCGTATCAAATAATCGACGAAGCCTTGCCATGCTGGAGAAGGTCTATCAGATTTTAAAATACTTATATCTTCACCAGGTTCAAGGGTAACTATTAATCCATCATATAAGTCGGTTATTGAAGGTAAATTCTTTTTTCCTTCTTGTCCCTGTCCTTGATAGTTATCGCTTAATATGTCACTTTGTAATAAATAGTTTGAATTATTCGCTTTAATTGCTACACTCCATTTATTAGCGGTTAATACACCAGTTTCTTCACACTTAATAATCTCCCTTAAAATTCGGCTTCTAATTAATCCGCCATTTGCAAAAGCAGTTACGCCACGAGACACGTCGTAACGGAGAGAATCATAAAATAAAATAAAGTTTTCCGATGTAATCCTTTGCGGTTCTTTGAACGTGCCGAACCTGTCCCTTTCGCAAATATAATAAGCAATAGGTCTTCCGCTACTTCTATCTATCTCAACGCCACCATAGATTAATCGATTATTATCCAACATTCCTATAGATGGATATCTAATCCTATCAGCCTCTACTAATTGTACAGCGGCAAAGCCTGGTATTCTATTATTTGATTTTACCTTTAGAAAACCAACGTCCCCGTCTCTTAATTGAGATATCAAAGAAAGGCGCATCAACTGTGCAAAAGTATAGCGCCCTGATATATCGATAATTGCTGCTTGTGTTTTCCACCATTCATTCGCGGCATCATTCCATTTATCATCTGATGTATTCCATAAAACTGGACACTCGCCGATTACATAATTTGCATATGTTTTTAAGATTCTATTAGGCAATCCGAAAAGCGTGCATATAGCTCGTGCGGCGCTCATTAATTGTTCTCGGTCATTAGCCGCTTCATTAAAATCGTCTTGACTACCTATCATTCGCGGCAATGACTCATACCGTCTTGACGGACGATGTCCCTCGTAAAAACTGGACAAACTTAATCCTAACTTAATAAATTTGTCCCCGATTTTTTGTAAAATCCTATTCATTATTAGATAATCGTCCGATTTTTACTGCTGAATATTTGTTTTTAGCATAATCAATAGCGGCATTAATTTCCGCAAGGTCATTTTGAAGAGTTTCAAGCGAAGGCAAACTGATACTAACTTCACCTCCACTAACAGACTGTGCGTTTTTTACTTTCTCAATAGCGGATAATGTGCTTGCTTGCATCGACATCAACGTATCAAGCGGTAAATTAAAATATATTCTTTTAATCGCCATCTTAAATTTAACTTATATTTTTATTTTCAGATTTCAAGTTTATTTTAGTTAGTCCTAATAAGTCGGCGGCAAGTAATTGTAATACTTCACAATCAGCAAAGTCATTTGTTGCAGTTTCAATCCATTTTCTTTTGCCTTCAGAATAAACATACTCATCAGCGGACAATTCTTCAATATAATCATCACCTATATCTGAAGGTAAATCCCAGACAATATCTTTATTTTTAATTATATATAAAAAGAGTCTATCCTTATATAAATTTGAACTAAACCTGATAAGCGGCATTGTTCTTTTACCAGCATTATCTGTCCCAAGAAACGGGTCTATATGAGATATTTTGTAAGGAATAGTTATAAACTTTTTACTTGCTGGGTCAACATATGAATAACCTTCGACTTTATCGCCTTTTGTTGCTATCCATCCATAACTTAAGCAAGCGGCATAGATTTTAACTGCAAGATAACCTGAGTCAACTAATACTGCTTTATCTTTAATATTATGCATAATTTGATATCGTCGCAAATCTTCAAGCGATGGCAAAAAACCGTAGTCAATTAATCTACTATTACCATCTTTTAACCATTGCCTATAAACATATTTAATCAGCATTGCTTCTTTCTGGATGTCAGCAGTTAATATTCTTACACAGTCTTGAGTATTAATTAATTCACCTCGTTTAAAATCTTTTATATGAGATTTAATATCATCAAGACGAGTTTTATTACTAACAAACGCAAAAGGTTCTCCAAGAGTTTCACGGACAAAAGACTTCATTAATTCAGGATTACCTGCCTTTTCGGCTTCTCTGGCTCTTATGTATTCAGATACGATATCAAACCAAGATACCCATTTAATATATGCCGCCCAAAAATGATAGCTATAATGTTTAAATTTTCTGGCTTCTGGATTAAGGTCAATCGGACGAACCGAATTTATCAATGCATTCTTTTGATTCTCATATATCTTGCCTTTGCAATTCTCACATTCATAATATATGCTGTTTTTTATAAACTCATAATCGAAGTCACCGTTAGGTAAAAGACGTTCTTCCCATTTAAAACCGCCCGACTCCGTGTTCTTATAAATTAAAGATTTTCTGGTACCGAATTTAAATGGTTGTCCATGCCCACAGTATGGACAGTCCCAAATAAAAATAGTCTGTGTCCCTTCTTTAAAATTTTCGAATAATATATCGTTTTGTTCAAGTGGAGTACCGATTATTATGATTTTATTATCATATGTGCTTCTTATCCTTTTTGTTACAGTTTCAAAAGCCCCCTTGCGGAAATTAGCTACTTCATCCATTATAAGCCATCTAATTGGGACAGATTGAAGTTTTGCCCGCGATATCGAACCTCTAATATGCAAAGTTAGACTCTTAAAAAACAATATAGCTAAATCCTTGTTGAAGACAGCCTGAGTTTCATTATCATCGAATTTAATATTCTCAATAAATGGCAAGAATCTACTTTGGATAACTTCAAAAGCCATCGCGGTATCTGGTAAAACAAGCATCGCATTACCACCAAGTTCGCTTGCTGCCCATGCCAAAAAAATAAATACAAATGTTGTTTTACCAGTTTGTGCTGCTGTTAACAAAGTTATTTTCTTTGCATTTGATTGTTCTTTAAATATCCAAGTAATACAAGGATTATTTGATGGATTAAATCTCCCAGAACAAGGAGACGATGCCGGAAAGTAAATTTTTTCACATGCCCACTGAATAATCGACTTATGCTCAGGTGGAGATAAGCAATTAACAATAAAGTCAATAACCTTTTTTAATCCTGCGCTGTTATCGAGTCCCGTATTTTTTTTTTAACATCAATATTTAAAAAGAACGTAAGATTATCTTCAATGATTTCACGAATGGCTATCTCACGTCTATCTTGCGGACAATCTTGAATTACTTTATTAATCTTTCCTGGCAAATCTCTTAACATTAAAGATAAGTCAGAAATAATAGAACTTATTGACTCGATAACTTTGTCAGCGTCAACTAATTTATTTTGTTCCTTTAAAACTTTTAAAGCAAGTAATTTAGCCCGCTGTTTCTCTTTTTCTGCTTCTGCTTTAACTTTTTCTTGGAGTGCATTATATTCAAGCGTGCCTAATTCAGGGGGGATTGCCTTCTTTTGTATTAAGTAATTTTTAACTTCATCAACATCATATCCAAGATTTTTATCAGGCTTAGGAAAGTCAGGCTCATTTTTATAACTATAAATCGTCGTTCTATGACATCCGATCGCTTTTGCTAAACTGGATATTTTTTTAACATATCTTTTTTCAGTCTCTTTTTTTTCAAGCAAATTTTTAAGATATGCAATCTCCGAAGCCGATAATGGCTTCTTTTCTTCCACCATCTTTTTAACTATTAATCGCTCATTAAGTGCCAGAACCTTTTTAATAGTATCTGGCGATAATGTCTCTATTTTTTCAATCTCATCCATATAGAATTATTTATCGCCTATATATTCATAAATAACATCACCATTTTCATCAACGCCAATCGGACGCAAAATAGAGCCGTAATAATGAGTAAAACATCTTGGATTATTCCAGAATTGATGCAATTTTGAATATAATGTAAAGTTTTTATATCTTGTCCTGTTTGCCGTGCTTTCAGAATTTAAACCTGTTGCACGTTTATAAAGAATCTCCTTAAAAGAAGGATCGATATCTTTTGCTATATCACTAAATTTTATAATTTTCTTTTCTTTCGCCAAACATAATGCTGTTGTAAATTGTCCTTTCGAATAATTTTCATTTGGGGGCAATCCACAGCAACTACCATTATGACAATAATCCTTGCCATGATTATCACTTACATAAAATCTCATATTTAATTTCTTGCATAAATCTTCCATCTTGCTCCAATACTTAACCTTTAAATCTCTATTTAATCTTAAATATCCAAATTGTTTATAACTAAATTTCTTATAGAATTCATAAATATTATATCCAACGACTTCACTCATGCGGTCATAATTCTTCCGCCCTTTCACATTTCTTATTTCCAAACAGAAAAATTCCGTACTTACTGCTGATGCACCACAATCTTTAGCTAATTTTATTAATTCTAAATACTCATCATTTTTATCAGACAAACCGATTATAAAAGGTCTTAACCTTAAAATTGTCCCGTTCGGATTAATCTTCGAGATTTCTTTCATTGCTTGCAATCGCTCTTGTGGAGACGGGACGCCAATTTCTATCATTTTGGCTCTGGTTTCATCCAGATTGATTATCGAAAATTTGGTATACCAATTCGGCTGATTATAAAAGCATTTCCTATATCTTTCATCATATGCCCAAAAAGTCCCTTTTGTTGAAAAACATAAAGGATAATTTATCTGCTTAAAAAATTGTAATAAGTCCAAACTTATTCCGTAAACTTTTTCAAAGTTGTCAAACGGATCAGATAATCCTCCCCATTGCAAAAATTTGCGCTGCTTTATAAAACTCGAAAATTGACTAGGCTTTTTTAAAAGAAATATCTCCTTAACTTTTTTAGGATTAACCGCTACAACATCTTTTTTATAACCTTTTAGTCTCCATATTTTTTGATTGAAAGAAAAACAATATAGACAGTTAAAAGAACAATAACTATAAGTATCAAATGTCATCGGCATTGAACAGTCTAAATACTCATAACTCCATCGCGGAGAATTATATCCAAACTTTATCTTATTCATATTTTTTTCCATAACGGCTGTATTTCTGGTAATTTTGTCCTTTTATTTTGAATAATTTTAATTTTATCTCCCCATTTACCTAACATATATTTTATTGCCCTCTTTGAATTCTCTAAATTCCTGTAAGTTTGGCATCCACCTTCATTAGTCCCCATAGTTACACAATCAAAACTATATTTATAACTACAAACATTATGCAACTTCTTTTTTAAAATTTGCATCGTTATATCATAGTCTTCAAAATAAATTGTATTCTCATCATAATTGATTTTATACTTTTTAAATAATTTCAAGTTATTAGCCACGACACACCATGCCCTTGTATCTACTTTATAAATACCTTTATAATACCAACAGGACGGATGATATGATATTGTAGACTGTGCATAGTTTTTATCTAATAGACTCACGAGTTCTTTTATAACATCTTCCCCGCTGGCTTTTTTGTTGTCCAAAGTATAAAATTTTACTATATCATCATCAAGGAATATTAAATATTCGGTTTCATTTTCAAAGTATTCCATTATTTTTTTTCTAAAATCACTAATAAACGTGTAAGTAAAACCTATAACCTCACAATCTGGGTTTGAACGTTTGTAACTTTCTACCTCGTCTTTGTGGCAAGCAATAATTATGTCTTCATTTGTAAAAAGCCTTTTAGTTAAAACTTTGTCCGGCCTCAACTTCGAAGGTATTACAATTTTATATTTAAACATTTTTTAAAATCTTCAAAGGTTATTGTCTTTTGTTTCTTAAGTTTCAACATATTTTTAAATTTATTATATTCTTCGGTATTATTGAACTCTATTATTATATAATCATATTCTTGTTCATTGACGACTTTTTCTAAATCAACATCCGGCAATTCGACTTCTTCTGGGTTAGTAAATATATTCTCAAAGCCAACATCCAGCAAAAGTTTCTCAT